TATGTCTGTATAACCAAGACAGGGCATTGGTGGAGTCCTATCAACTTCACCGGCGAGGATGTGGTACTGAACTGGCTGCATAAGCGTATTTATTGGAACAACTTTATAGAATTTGACGATGATCACAACAGAGTAGCCAAGTACAACTACCTGGAGCTGCTGGAGGAGGTCTGCAAGTATTGGGGATGGGTATGCCGTACATTCGGCGATAAGATATATTTCCTAAGCCCGGATGATGAACTGTCACCTGAATTCAGCAGTATAGATGAATTCACCCTTGAGACAATAGCGCAGGAGGATTATGAGCATACTGAATATACTACCTTTGAGTGGGACAATGCCAATACCGACCGCGACATCTACGCATCTGACAATAACAATATAGAGTATCTGCGAGGTATCAAGAAGGCTGAGGTGAATGCCGGCTATGGCCCTATAGAAAAAGTGTACGAAGTACCATTCGAGGATATTAAAAAAGACCTCGACAAACCACCATACCCGCCTTATGTTAACCAAGGCGATCATTACCAATGGACTAAGCAGGCAGTGCCTAATCAGGACATTATGCAGAAGGTGGCTGTTGATTACGAAGAGCAGATGGCAATCTGGGAGCCATTCGCGTTCACTATCATATCTTCTTATACAGGTAACCTTGATTATTACCATAAGTTCAGCTGGAAGTGTATAATGCCGTTGGCGAATGGTCAGAGTGTAACATCTCCTCCTGATATGATAGTCAGGATAAAGTCTAAGATATACTACACCTTCACAGACGGTCTTTTCTACATTAAAGGTGCTGCGAAGGCTAATGCAGGAGGAATTCTGCTTTGCAAGCTGAATATAGGCGATAAGTGGTGGGCTGGTAGCGAAAATGGATGGAGTGACACAGAGTCTGACTTCCGTATTTCGTTCGGCAACGAGCAGGATATGTCGCAAGGAGGTGACAACCTGCCTATCAGAACTAACAGACATTATAATGACGCTCTCCCCGAATATGAAGGATGGGGTATTCAGATTCCTGCTAACACTTCACTTTGTGGGCAGCTGACATTCTATGTAAGCCTTATCTATCTGTACGATGGTACCTGGCCAGGTGATGGCATAGAAGCTGCGTTTGACTCTTTCGAGATAGGATTCCTTCGCAACCTGAATTCTGCGCCTAATGCGGACAAAGATCAGAACAAATACACTGCATCTACCAATAAAGAATTCAATGATGAGGTAACTGTTAACACCATCTTTGCCGCAGATAACGGCAACAACTTCGGTACCGGCTTACTTATTGACAATAACAACAGTTACTGCGACGGAGTGCCTTACAGCTACGAGGGAGGTGGTGCATTGGAAAAGCCAGAACAGCACCTGCTTGACCGCATCATAGCACACGGTAGCAACGTGAAGAAGAAAGAGACGGTGGAACTGCGTAGCAATATGATACAAGACCTCAGCCCTACCATGTGGCTAAATACCGTTAACCTGAGCGGTTATCCTATCAGTATCAGCCGTGAGTGGAGAGATGATGTTACGAAGGTAGTTATCATAGAGCCGTAGTTAACCTTTAACCCGCGAAACCTTGTAAAGTATGAACGGAATAAATATACAAGAGTACATAGACCTGTGCATCAAGCAGAACGCTACGGTAGCCGAGACGATGACGGGAGGTGTGGCACACGGCATTATGCCACAGGGTGAGGAGGCTGAGTTTCCTTACACTATCTGGGCAGAGGTGCACACGGAGCCTCGCAGAACGAAGGACGGCATCATCAGTCTGCTGCATCAGATAGACATAGAGGTGGTTGGCCGCGACTATGACAGTATAGCGGATGGCGTGAGTGTCATTTGCGATGCGCTGGAGGATGGAGTGGCAACATGGAATGCGCTGGCAGAAAAGGACTTCAGTATCAATGACCAGGAATGGGAGATAGGCCCCGAGCAGTTCGACCTTGAACATGACGGGCCATTCCGTGCGATAAGAGTAAACATAGAAACCTATTAAATATTCGAGATTATGAGCAAGAATCACATTAAAGCAAGAAACGTGAACCTCATTATGGGAGGTACTGCCATTGGAGGTAGTGACAGTTGCGACATCACCTATACCCTCAATACTGCGCAGGCCGCCGCTAAGTCTGATGTGGCTTCAGGTCTGTGGGATAACCCAGAACCTACCTACTACGACTGGCAGGCTAACAACGAGAGCTTCATCATAGGTGCAAGCCATCTGGCAAGCCTTATTGCCGCATGGAATGCCGGCACACCTGTTACCGTTAAGTTCCAGATTGACGGCGAGGACGGTTGGGCAAGACAAGGCTCTGCTCTCGTCACCAATCTGTCTATCACCAGCCAGATGGATGACTACGCCAAGGTAACACTGAGCTTTGACGGTGCCGGTGCGTTGTCTGTCGTTTCTGCCAGCAACTTCTCTTATAGCCCTGCAAGCGGTGACAAGATCAGAGGCAAGGCTATTATGGTGGCTATCAACACCAGCCAGACCAGCACTCCCTCTTGGCATACAATCGCCTGCGCTACCAACCACACTATGGAACTGAGTCACCAGTTAGGCGATGTACGATGCAAGGACATCAACGACCTGGCACCCAATAAGGAGATAACCGGCAACAGTTGCAAGATTACCACCGAGAACCTTGTGGCTCTGAACGGGGATGGAGATACCGCCATCACTCTTGACGAGCTGGAGACCTATCTGCGCGAGGGTGCTACAGTAGCACTGCAGATTGGCTACTACAGCGGAGCTGTTGGTCATGAGGATGAGGACTGGGAAGGCGCTACAACTGTATTCCTGTCTGGTAACTTCCTTGTTACCAGCTTCAATATCAGCGGTCAGGGCACCCAAGAGGACGCTACCTTCAAGGCTGAGTTCAGCAACAAGGGCGCTGTTTCATTCTCATAGCAATATATAACCTTCAGGAACCGCCAGCCAATCTTGCATGGCTGGCGGTTCTTAAAAACACTACTACAAGATGAAAGTTACTATCAACCAGAAAGAATACCCTGTAGATTTTCAGGGTACCGTAGGCATACTTGTCTACACAAGCGACTATGTAGAGAAATTCGGCGGCAATGTGAGCGCACAGATGCTGGAGCAGTTGACATTCTATGCAGCCTTTGTACTGAGCAATGAGGATGCTGATCCTCTGCCTACCTTCATCCAGTTTGTGAACCATTGGCAAAAGGATGAGCTGCAAGCCTTCCGCAAGTGGTTTGACGAGAAGTGGGAGCAGCTTGACCCCAAGCCTAAGAAGAAGGAGGGTAAGGAGAAGCAGGGAGGAAAGAAGGGAAAAAAAGCCTGAGCCTCTGGGATTGTTACGAGATAGTATGCGGAGAAGGGGGCCTCAGTCCCGAATACTTCTGGCGCAGGCTGACTATCCGAGAGGCTAACCACCTGATAGCAGGCATTAACCGCCGCTATCATCCTATATGGGAGGCAAGCCGTCTGCAGGCTGATGTGGCAGCCCGTTGTGCAGGCAACAAGGGCGGCTTAAAACTGGAGTTCCCCTGGGAGGTTGACGAAGAGTTGAAGCGACCGCCCACCTCACAGGAGCTGCAGAAACTGAAGAAGCAAGGCCAGCGCTTTGCCGACATACTGAATAAACGTGAACAAGAAAAAACGAAACAATGAGTGCACAGAATAAGATATTAGGCAATAATGTAGTACTGCTGGCGCAATACACCGTTGGCAGTACACTTACGCCTGTACCTATTGCCTATGCCCGTAACTGCGAGGTAGACTCCGATACCGACTTTGTAGAGAAGTCTGGCACCCAGCAGGGCAAATGGAAGGAGTTTGAGCCCAAGCGCTCGGGGTGGAAGATGTCTGTCACTTGTCTGCTGGCAGACGATGAGACAGATGTATGGCAGGCATACAACAACCGTACACTGCTGGATGTCTACTTCGAGGATGCCATAGGCGCTGATTGGATGTGGAGCGGCAAGGCTTACATCAAGCACATAAAGGCTACTGGGCCAATAGATCAGATGGCCAGCTTCCAGGTGGAGTTCCAGGGCACCGGCGCACTTACTTATTCGGTACTGTAAACACGTCAACACACTCATAATAGCAACAATGTTTTCATGGTATTAGATTAGGTTATTATCCTACAAGCAGCCTGTCCGGGAGGGATGGGCTGCTTACGTTATCAAGTTAACCAATGCCCGCATTCTGTCGGCTCTGTGTATGGATTATAACCCTCCCTACGCAAGAGTGATATGCAAAAAAAACAGATTTTCTTCAAAACCGACTTCTCAATCACCGAACATTCGGAGGTCGGCTACGGCGTACCGTTCAGGTTCGCCTATTTTACCAGTTCCCCCAGCAGGGCATTCGTGGCCAGCTTCGACGGGAACGTGTACACTAACTGCCACATAGACGGTAACGGCGACCTCTGTGTAGCCTTCGATGACCATAAGATGGGCATAGGTACCCTGATGGTGGAGCGCACTTACTATCTGAACGATGAGTGCTACGCCAGCGGTGTGTGCGATGAGCGCATAGATCCTCAGAAGGTTATCATAGAGGAGGAGGACAGTCAGGGCCAGGTGCAGAAGTACGAGCTTGTGCTCTCTCTGCAAGGCGCTTCTGCCATTGATGCCTACAGCGTGGTTGAGCCTTACTGGGCAAAGGGTGATCCAGGCAAGAGTGCCTACGAGATTGCCGTAGAGCATGGCTATGTAGGTACCGAGGAGGAGTGGCTGGCAAGCCTGAAAGGTGAGCAGGGCGACCCCGGACAGCAAGGCGAGAAGGGCGACAAGGGAGATACCGGCGTTAGCGGAGGCTTCCTCTTCCCCGTTATGAACTTTGACCCCGAGACAGGCATCCTGACAATTTCAGGTCTGGAGCAGGAGGTTGACCGCGTAAGCTACAACGAGCGCACTGGCGAGTTGGTTATCAGAATTGAACAATAACAAAAAAAATACATCATTATGGAGAAATATCTTTATTATCAGGTTGGCGAAGCGTGGCTTGGCACCTATAACAGCGAGACTGAATACCGCAATGCAGCGGTTGTGCAGGATGCTACAGGACTTAGCATCTATCGTTCACTCCAGAGCGGAAACGTAGGACATCCCCTGACAGATCAGGAGTGGTGGTTCTGCATCATCGACCTATCAGGCATTAAGAGTGAGAGCGACCGCATAGCAGCACTCAACGAGGCTATTGCCACAGACGAGGCCCTGCGTGTGGCTGCCGAGACTGCCCGCGAGAACAACGAGACTGCACGTCAGAATGCAGAATCCCGTCGTGTTGAGAACGAGAGCGAGCGCCAAAGCGCTGAGACCCAGCGTGTGACAGACGAGAACCAGCGCCGCGGTAACGAGACTAACCGCCAGCTGGCAGAGCAGCAGCGTGCAGTCAACGAGCAAGGCCGTACAGACGCTGAGACCCTGCGTGTGAATGCTGAGAACGACCGCCAGAGTGCCGAGACTCAGCGCCAGCTAAACGAGACTGGCCGTGTGAATGCCGAGACTGCCCGTGTAGCTCAGTATGCTTCAGACCACGGAACAGCAGCTGCAGACCATACTCAGGCTGAGAGTGATCACACCCGTGCTGGTGAAGACCATACGCGGGCTGAGAGCGACCATACGCAGGCGGGCAATGACCATACCCGTGCCGGTGAAGACCACACGCAGGCTGGCAACGACCACACCACGGCGGGCAATGACCATACCCGTGCCGGTGAAGACCACACCGCAAGCGTGGCCGCCACAGAAGCTGCCAATCAAGCTGCCGCCGGTGCTAATGCACTTCAGCAGAACTTGGAGAGTGGCACTGTTATTCCAGCACTTGCCGGCAATCTCGCATCGTGGGCTGGTAGTACACAGAATGCGAACTACACCCAGGAAGGTGTTGTAGAAACTACAGGTGGCGACCTGAGTATCGACAGCAGCGTGCCTGCTACTTTGATGTCGATTGCTGCCAAGACGGACTTTGCGGCAACTAAGCTCATCGCAACGGGCTTCAACCTCCTGCGCCGCGCTACGGCTGTGGGTGATGGCTGGTACTTCTTGGTGCCTGCACTGCCTTTCGGCACTATTAACACGGCATCGCAGCCTAACGGCGTGCTGTTCACCAACAGTCAGGGCGAGAACCTGCGCCCGACGGTGTACTTCAAGCCGCTGGCAAGTGGAGTGCCTACGAGCGTAACAGACGGTACGGCTTGCGCCTACACCGACGCCAGCACGGGCGACAAGGACTACCGCTTCTTCACCACGTCGCAGGCCGGCTATATCATCGTGAGCGGCATTGACCGCGCTGCCACTTGTGCGCACATCGGCTGGAGTAAGCGTTACGATGAGTACATCTCTGTCAGCGATGCCAGCGATGCAGGCTCCGAGGTGGATATTGCCGCAGGCATCCACGCGCTGCACTCTTTTGACAAGATGCTGACCGTTGGCAATGTGGCAGATAGGATTGAGCGCACAGGCGACAACCAGATTACATGGCACCGCCTTATTGACCATGTGCAACCAACTTGGACAAATATCCCTGTGGAGTCTGAAGGAGAGCCGACGGGCGACTACATCCATACCGCCACCATCAGCGGTATGAAGGCCGGTGGTGCAGCCGCCTTCGAGACGCTGGGTATCGCGCTGATTGTTGACGGTACGACTATTAGCTTCACGGACCAGAACGCCACCGTACAGAACGACTATGTGAAGTATGAGTTGGCTACAGAGGCCACAGGTACGGCATCCGTCAGCAGTTCGTTCACAGTCGAGGACTGGGGTCTCATCATCATCCAGGGAGCTGTGGGCAGCGCCTACATCAACATTGCCTACGCACAGGGTATTCCTGACAGCGTGCGCCAGATGCTCTCCAACATCGACAATAAGACTATCCCCGTCATCGCCGAAGCCATGCTTTATCTCTATAATGAAAACAAAGCCTTGCGTGAGTTGCTTGCTGGCAAAGACAACGCCGTGCTGCCTTTGGTGAAGGCGCAGAGCGTGGAGTGTGACGACATTCTGACGCTGGGTGTCCCCAACGTGCTTTACAGCGGCGTGGAGGGTGCTCCGAGTGCCGCCAATGTGCCTGATAACTGGAACGAGGAGACCATGACCGTGTGGAATGGCTGTCCCCGCAAGATTGGTCAGCAGTACGTTGACAAGGTGAACAAGAAGGTCTATTACGCCGTTGCCGTGACCGGTAGCACAGACGATTGGGTGGCACTGAATTAAGGTTTAAGAAGTTTAATAGTTTAAAAGGTTTAACGATATGAAACAGATTGAACAGTATAATGACGCTGCCAGCTACAATTCCGCTGGCAAGCCTACAACCGAAAGCCGTGTAGCTAATATCAAGGAGGGTAACGTCTCCAAGTTCGACGGCGTGAACGTGCCTACCACCGATACGCCTGTGTTTGGCGATGCCGTATATCTCGACGAGAACGGCAAGAAGGTTGCTATTCGTCGGGACGTGTATAACAGCAGCCTTGTGCCTGCATCATGGACATACAAGGGTGTGTTCTTGAACTATCACAAAGACGGCCGTTGGCGCACTTTCCTGGGCAACTACAGCAGTCTGCCGTCCTACAAATATGCGGACGTATTGCAGTATGCACTGACCGCTATCGCCAGCACCAGCCTGACACTGAAGCTCCGCATCCGCGATACATCCAAATCGGGTGACGCGCAGTACGGCACAAATATTGACGTTCCCGTAACTCTCACCTCCACCAACTTTGACGCTACCACCGTTGCGGAGATTACCGCCGCGCTGGAGGCAAAGGCCACAGAGATGGGCGACACACAGGCATGGTGGTGCTATCTTGCCAATGACAATAACGAGAAGGTGGACAGCGATGCTACACGTATTGTTGTACAGTGCGATGCGTGGAGCAACTACCAGCAGTATAATTGCGGTTGCACCGGCGGCACACTCTCGTTCGCCACCTGGGGTGACATGCCTGCAAGCGACAACTATCGCAAAGTGAACGGCAAGAGTACCAACTATCGCGGACTGATGAATTTTGCCGGCGCTGCATCGTACTGGGGAACCAGCGGACGCACACTCAGTGCAAATGTTGCCGTGCATAGTGAGGCCGGCAATACAGACCCGATGAAGCTCTCGGAGTTCCAATCCTCGCAGTATGCTGCCGAGATACGCGCTTACTACAAGACCTACGAGGCATACCTCCGTGGTGAGTTCGGCATTCTGGCATTGATGAAGGTGGGCGCATTTGCACTTCCTGATGGCGAAGCGTTGACAGCTAAGTATGGCCCGATGATGGCTCCCACGAAGGCAGGTTCGACAAAGGCAAAATATCCTGCACTTAACTGGGGTTACAACCAAGGAGGACATCTGTGGGATGTAACCGAAGGCGTATTGATGATGGAAGATAGCAATCTCGCGGTCATCAACGCTACGCAAACTAAGGCAGGTAAGGTGACGCTCTCCAATGCCTCGTACCGATGGTTCGCCCAGAGGTACTACGTGAACGTCGCTTGGGTTTTCTACGGTACGTCCCGCAACCTCTACTACGTCGGCGTGTACGGCGCGTATCAGGTGGGGGCGGTCTCGCTTTTGTAAAAATTAACAACAAAAGGTCTTCGCCTATCCGTAAGGTAGGCGAAGCCTCGAAAAATTTTTAAAATGAGGTGTTATCAATTCCGCGACTACGGAGAGTATTTAGAATATTGCGCCGAGCAGCAGGCAGACGAATACCGAAAAGAATATGTCAAGAACAAGAGGCAATAAAGCAAAGAAGGATAAAGGCAGCATACTGGCCGACGTGAAGAATCTGCTATACGTTCTCCATCCCGCCATTCAGCACATGCCGAAGATAGAGCGCATAGAAGGTGCGCCGGCGGAGATGAAGCGAGCGTGCTATGATCTGATACGTCACTTCACGGTGGCAATAGAATGCCAGGAGGTGCGACTTACCAATATCCACCAGATGTTCGGCGAATTTGGCACACTGCTCGCGTCCTTCGAGCTTTGCATCCAGTTCGGACTGTTCACCGATTCGGAAAAACTGCGCATCGCTACGCAACTGGAACGGATAGAGGAAGGCATTAGGAAGTGGCGCAACGCCACGCGGTCGCTTAGGAGTCAGGAGCGGCAGGAGGTCGCGGACGCAACGCCCGAAGAGCCTGCCGTCAGCAACGAATAAGTAAAAGGGGACGTTACTATCATTTATAGTATTTCCACTAACACGTCCTAACTGCCTCGAACCGATGGTTCGCCCAGAGGTACAACGTGAACAACGCTTGGAATTTCAACGGTACGAACCGCAACCTCAACAACAACAACGTGAACAACGCGAATCAGGTGGGGGCGGTCTCGAAATTACTGAAACGAATTAAATACGCTTATATGACTAAAGAAAGGATTTTCTCTTTACTATACGACACGATGGTCGAAGCCCGGCGTAACAAACGCTACGGGCGCGACTGTGCCGACTTTGAACGCAACTGGGCACCGCTGCTGGTGCGCATGATGCAAGAGTTGCAGGAGAAAACCTTCCGCGTTGACCACAACTACGCCTTCCTTACCTCCGTACCCAAGTGGCGGGAGATATTCGCCACATCCTTTAGCGGACGCATAGCAGACCACCTGCTGTGCGACACGCTGGCACCCTACATCGCCGACATCCTGCATCCGCGCACCTTCAACAACCGCAAGGGTATGGGAGGTCAGGCAGCCATCAACCAGGTGATAGACGACATCTGCGAGGTGACGGAATGCTACACCAAGCCCTGCCGCATCATTAAGTGGGACTTGAAGGGATTCTTCCCCAATGCGCTGTGCGACGAGATATACCGCTGCTTCGTCAAGGTGATTGACGACAATGCCGACGACATCATCAGCCGCTTCGACGAGGATATGCCGTCGTTCCTGAAATGGCTCGCCATGATCTGCGTACACTGCAACCCCGCCGCTCATTGCGAACTGCGCACACCGAAGCACTTCTGGGCAGAGCATATCGAGCCAGAGAAATCGCTGTTTGGTAAGCCTGTCGGCATCGGTACGCCCATCGGCAGACTGCCATCGCAAATCGGCATGGGCTTATATCTGAACGACGAGGTGCGCTGGTTGAATGATGAGTGCGGCATCCGCACCACGCTGTTTATGGACGATGGCACGATGGTAGTCCCTGAGCGTATGCACGGCTACGCGCTGTCATTATTTCCAGAACTGCGGAAGCGACTGGCAAAGAAAGGTGTAAGGATGAACGAAAGGAAATTCTACGACCAACCCTATCAGCACGGCTTCGAGTTCCTGGGTACGCACATTAAGACCTATCGTCTGCACCTGAACAATAAGACCTACGACCGATCTATTGATCGCATCGAGGAAATGAACGCTCAGAAAGAAAAATTCGCTCACATCGACAGCCTGCTATCGTCGTTCAACTCCTATTCGGGCCTGCTGAAAGGCCGCACAGACTACAAGCGTCTGCTGGAGTTGAGAGACAGCCTGTCGCCCGACTGGTGGCAGTGGATGTCCTACGACGAGCAGCGCAGGTGTCTGGTCTATTTACCACAATACAGCATCAACGAGAGATTAAACATAAAGTATCACTTAAAATTAAAGCATCATGCCACAATCAGAAATCATCGAGCAGAAAAATGCTCTGAACAGCGAGAAATTAACGCTGGAGTCGCATCTTAGCAGCGACGACTACAAGACCATCAAGAATGCCGAGGCGCAGGCCGCAGGCAAACCTCTGCCCTACGACCCAGCCACGCTGCACGCCAAGCACCAAGCATGGCGCGACCGCATCAACGCCATCGAGGAAGAGATAGCCGCGCTGGATGCCATGGAGCCGGAGCCTGAGCCACAACTGCAACCTGTTGAGCAATAGTTTGTTAAACTTTATTAAATAATCAGCCATAATGCGCAATTATTGGCTGATTTTCTTTACCTTTGGGGGCAGAAAGGGGTGTAAAATTATTCTGGCACGCCGTTCAAAAGAAAAAAGGAGCGACCATCAAGGCCGCTTTTTTTTGTTTCTGTTAATAATACCAAAATAATACTTTGGGGCCGCTTTCTAATTTAGACGATAATTTTTGCCTTCTTGTATGCCTCCAGAACATCCTTATCTATCAACTGCGCATATATCTGAGTAGTCTCAAGGCGCTGGTGCCCGAGTGTTCGCTGCACGGCCTCTATCCTAACGCCATGACGCAGGCAGAACATGGCATAGGTATGACGGGCAGCGTGGCTGGTAACGCGCTTCTGAATGCCACAGATAGCAGCCACCTGTATGAGAAACTTGTTATAGTTGGTGTTGCTGATAGGCGGTATCTTCCATTCCCACTTCTGCAAGACCTCAACAGCAAACGGCAGCAGTACGCAAAAGAAATCCTCGCCAGTCTTTACACGGCGCTCGGTAAGCACCCAGGCACCGTCTATCTTCTCGCATTGCGAAAAATCCTTGCTTATGAAGTCGGCATAGGCCATTCCGCAACCCATCTGCACAATAAAGCGTAGCCTTGCCATCTCCAGGGCAGGAGATTCCATGTGGGTATTGAGCCAGCGATCTATCTCCTCGTCTGTAAGATAGACGCGGCGGCCAGGCTCCCCGCGAGATATGGTAAGGTTCTTGGTAACGTGCACAGGGATAAGCTGCTCGCCCTGTGCTATGGTGATATACTTCCGCAGGCGCTTCCAATGATCGTACACCGTACTCTGCTTTATCTTTGCAGGCTGCAGGGTACCATCCAATGAAGGCTTCAAGACTTCACGGTTAGCTATCCATTGCATGAATGCCTGGATATTGCTTTTCGTAACCTGCTCGAACCGGCACATGCGGCCATATTCAGTCAGTAGCGAGTGCATAGCCTTGTGGTGGCGGCGGGTATCAGCCTTCAGGCGTGCAACGTCTATCTGTCTGTCCAGCCAGTCAAGGAAGGATGCTTCGCTTCTGTCCACCTTCATCTGCTGCGTGTTAGGCAATTCCGTCTGTGCATCCAGCGCCTCGCAGATAGTCTTTTCTGCCTTCTGCACGGCATCGCGTATCACCTTGTTAAGCTGCGCCGCATCCTCGCGGCCAACCACCCAGTAGCGCTCACTCCACTGCGAAGGCAGCACACGCACGCCGGTACTGATATATTTACGCTGCGTGCGTGAATAATAGACTCTTAGCCAGACGGTGGCAGGTGTGATGGTAGTGTCCGAGCCCTGATGCTTATAGTCGTAAACGACCTCCACACGCGGCTCTGTTCTTGTAGAGTTAAACTTTGTTAACATGCTCTTAATGTTAGGAATTAAACATCTTAAATTGTGAAATTCTCAGGGTAACACCCAAATCCTCACATCTGCCAGGGTAACACATGGTAACACCTTTTCGGGTAACACATTTGCACAAGATTGCACAAGATTGCACAAGCAGTAACACATTCATAATTTCTAACTCTCTCATTCTCACTAACTTCCACCTCCCCTTTGTGGCCCCGGAGGGATTTTTTGTCGGCAGCGTAAGTTGGTGAGGATTAGATAGTTGTGAGGCGTGAGGAATTTTGGGGTAACACATTATTCGGGGAGGTGTGGGATTTTGAGGTCGTAGTCGGAGGCTTCGTGGCGGGGAGCTACTATGCGGAGGTAGCCGGTGGTGTGGAGGTGCTTGCACATCTTCTTGGCCTTCTTTGCCTGCCCTACGGGGTTGAACATGGTGCCGGCATTGCGGGTGCGCAGGATGGAGGAGGTGTTCTTGTCTAACCATATCTTGAACTTCTCCTGGAGAGTGCCGTCTTCTTTGTAGAGGCCTACTATGACTTGACAGCCGGTAACGCCATTAACGTATTCATGATCGAAGATGCCTTCTTCTGTCTTGATGGCAAACTGATCGTCTGAGAGGAGGGAAAAGACAAAATTGCCGCTGTTGTACTGG